GAGTATCTGGGCTGGAAGGTGAAGGGCCAGGTCGATCACCTGCTGCTGGGGACCGGCGAGTTGCTGGACTTCAAGCTGACTTCGGTGGCTAAGGTGAAGGCCGGGCAGGTGCCCCGTGAGTGGGAGCAGCAGACCAACATCTACCGGCGTATGCTGGAGCGGGAGAAGGGCATGGTCATTCCGGCCATGTCAGTCATCGCGATCCTGCGCGACTGGTCGAAGGGCCGCAGCCACCAGACGCAGGACTATCCGCAGGCTCCGGTCCTCAACATGCCCATCCCGTTGTGGACACCGGAGCAAGCTGATGCCTTCATCGAGGAACGCATCCGCCTACATCAGGCAGCCGAGCCGCAGTCCTGTTCTGACCATGATGTGTGGGCGCGGCCTGCTAAGTGGGCGGTGATGAAGCGGGGTAACATCAAGGCCATCAAGCTGTTCGACAATCCCATCGAGGCGGATCAGCTTGCAAGTACGAGCGCGGCCCTGTATGTAGAACACCGGCCAGGTGAAGCCGTCCGCTGCCAAGACTGGTGTCAGGTGGCGCACCTGTGTCCGCAATGGCAAACAGATCCACGCAACAAACGCATCCCTTCTGTAGAGGAATCCCTCTTCAATGCCTAAGTTCGAAGCAACCACGTTGCCGCCGCGCATCCTGATATGTGGCGAGCCTGCCTCCGGTAAGACGGGGGCGCTGGCCCAGCTTGCCAACGCTGGCTATCGCCTGCTGATCCATGACTTCGACAGCAACAGCCGGGTCATCGGTTCCTACCTGAAGCCCGGCGCTGCCGACGTCTTCATCAACACCTACGCGGTGGCGAAGATCACCAACACCAACCTGTTCGCGGGCACCTCCGTTGCGCCGAAGCAGGCCGTCGATTCCATGCGCCTGTTCTGCAAGCTGTTGGAATTTTGGAAGACTTCGACCGAGGACTTGGGTCCGGTGCTGGGCCTGACACCGAAGGATGTCATCGTGATCGACAGCGGCACCTTCCTTGGTGAGATGCTGCTGCTGGCCGCGCACGAAGACCCCGAGACGAAGCGTGACCTGCGCTCCCTCTACAACGTGGCGGGCCGCTACTATGGTGCGATCCTCGATCACCTGACTGGACCCAAGGTCGGTGCCTCCGTCATCGTGCTGACGCACCTGATGCAGACCGGCGAGAAGGATGACCAAGGGAAGATCGTGGGCAAGGCCCGTGACATTCCGGTCGGCATCGGGGAGAAGTTCTCGAAGAAGATGCAGACCTACTTCTCTGACATCTGGCATCTCGAAGTGGGACGGGATGGCAAGCGTTCCTTCAAGACGGCGGCGACCGACAAGGCTTCGCTCCGTACCTCCGCACCCAACCTGATCAAGCCTGTCGAGGACTTCGACCTCGCTTCCCTGCTTGACCGCCTGACCGGGAGCAACTGACATGGGAACGCCTATTGGATACTCGACACGGGCTCTCAAAAACTTTGGCTTAAGCAAGACCACACGCCCCCGTATCTATATTTCTCAGGTGGTTGCGCCTAGCATGCGGGTTCAGCAGGTGAAGAAGCAGCTTGAGTCTGCGGGCTTCAAGATTGGGCCGGGCGTGGACCTGAAGGTCAAGGCCTGAAAGATTTCTGGAGATAGTGCTTGACGGGGACGCGCTCCAGATGTATGTACATCCCCGTCACCTCGTAGTGACAAACCCAAGTGGAGAAGACAAGTGGCTGACCTTTTCGATACCGTCATTGAGAACACCGCTTCCGAGCGCCCTCCTTTCCGGCAGGCTCCGGCGGGTGACTATCTGGTGACGGTGCAGTCCGTCAAGTTCGTCAAGGCGAACTCCGGTACGCAGGGCATCGAACTGACCTACACGATGGTCGAGCCCATGCATAACGAAGACATGACGGGTGTGGAACTGGCGAAGTGCCGCCTCCGTGATACGCAGTGGATTACTGAGAAGACTATCGGCTACGTGCAGGAGCGGCTTGCGCGTATCTCCCCCGACGTGGTGGGCGAAACCATCCGTGACACGGCGGACATCCTGCCGGGCAACGATGTGGTGGTGACGATCTCCCATGAGACTGCCAACCGGGATGGCACCGCGCTGAACACGCCGCGCCTGAAGGTGGACCGCTACTACTCGGTGGACTGGTATAACAACAACAAGAAGGCGGCCTGAGCATGCGCTAACAAGTAGGGTAGGGGAGGGGTGGACTTCGGTCTGCCCCTTTCCGCTGTCTAGGAGATGACGTTGTGATCCTCGAAGTCTTCCACACCGAATCAACTCCGTCGCATGAATTGCGGCAGCGCGTGACCGAGATCCTTGTGGCTGCGGGTGAACGGCCTGTTCTGACAGTCGAGGATTTCCAAGCGATCCTCACCTCGCGCGACAAGCTGCGGGCCGAGGTTGCTAGTCTGCGGCTTACGTTGGGCGGGCGCACCTTCGGTCCCTCCACTCCGGAGCCCATTGGTTGCCCGGCACCGGGCGCCTGCGCGCAAGTCGCTGAGATTGACAGGCTTCGCAGGGCGGTGAAGACGGCGGAAGATGCGCTGCGTGAGGCTGGATATCCGGCGGCAGCAGATGGTATGAAGGCAGTTCTTATGGGAGAAAAGATGTGATGTGGTATGAAGGACTGTTCGTACTGGTGAGTGTGGTGGTCATCTGCATGTTCGTGTTCGGCGTGTGGGATGACGACGATAACGATATGGGAGAAGGCCGGTGAGGTGGGGGCTGGTGGCCCTAGCCCTGCTGGCGGCGTTGCTGCCGGTTGCGGCGAAGGCTGCGGACCCGCTGCGGGAGATGGCGTGCCTATCGAAGGCGGTCTACTGGGAGGCGCGCAACCAACCCTTCAACGCGCAAGTAGGGGTGGCCCAGGTCGTACTGAACCGGGCAGAGGATGGTCGCTTCGGTAACACGTTGTGTGCCGTGGTCTACCAGCGGAATGTGCGGGGCTGCCAGTTTACGTGGGTCTGCACCAATGCGAACCGGCGCCCCCGTGATCAGGCTGCGTGGGAGGTCGCCAACTACGCAGCCTATCTGGCGGTCTTCGATCATCCTGATCTGGTGGACGGGGCGATCTTCTTCCACGACAAGAGCGTTCGGCGCTGGCCTCATCTGGAGCGGACTGTTAGGATAGGCGACCTCATCTTCTACAGGGAACGCTAACATGGGCAGGAACTACAGTCCTTCGGCTAGGCTGGAGATCGAGCGTGAGAAGTGGCGGCTAGAGAACGGTGTCGAAACCGCGCCCGTCTCTACATCAGCTACGGATCGTCGCCTGCCTCTCGTATTCGTGCCCTTCCAGATGGAGCTTCCCTTCGATGAAGATCGCACTGATAGTTGATTGGCCCTCCGTCGATGCCGCTGCCGGTGGCGTCATGTCGGAGTGGGAGTGGCAAGTCACCAGCGAACTGATGAAGCTGGCCGACTTCAAGCCTGACCTGATTACGTTCGCGCACCCCGCTTATGTGCAGAAGTGGGGCACCCTATTTGTGGGTGGCAAGGTCGGCGGTGAACTGCTGCCCTTCGCCAAGTCCTGTCGGGACAAGCTGGTCGAGAAGTTGCAGGGCTATGATGTGGTGCTGACGCTGGGCGCGCACGCCATGTTCTGCCTGACCGGCGAGTACAAGATCGACACCTTCCGTGGCACCCACGTTGATAGCCCACTGGTCCCCGGCCTTCAGGTGGTGCCGACCTATGCGCCTTACCTGTATGCGCGCATGGCTTGGAACGAGCGGCCCGTTGTGGTGTCGGCTATGCGGAAGGCGAAGCAGCGGTTCGTGGACAAGCCTCGCACCATCTACATGCCAGACAACATCGCTGACCTGTATGCGTTCTCGACCCAGCACATCGGGGATGAGATCGTCTTCGATGTGGAGACGAACAAGGCGTGCCGGATCACAGAGTTCTCCGTGGCAACCTCGTCGGCCTGCTGCCTGTATGTGCAGCTAGAAGACATGGGCTACCGGTCGCAGTGGTCGGAGCAGGACGAACTGGATATCTGGTTGTGGCTCCGCTTCCTCGCTGATCGGAAGGATCTGGCGTGGGGTTTCCACAATGCAACGTATGACTTGACGTACCTCGACGCTTATAGTATACGACCCAAAGGCCCGATCTTCGACACGATGCTTCGGCACCATGCGTGGCAACCGGAATGGGAGAAGTCGCTGGGCTTCCTAGCTTCCCTCCATATTCCGACCCGCGCATGGAAGCATCTGCGAACCAAGGCCAAGAAGGACTTCAACAAGAGCGGGTCTATATGAGTGAAGATGATGCGTCTCTGCGACGCCTGTGGGCCAGCGTCATAATTCAGGCGCTGATAGATGCGACGGCTGCCACTCAGACACCGGCAGCCTCCGCCCACAAGAGACAGGCCCGAGCCTGGCTTACGGTCGAGTACGGCACCACGGCACAGAACTTCGACGAAGTGTGTCTGGCTGCCGACATTGATCCGTCGCGGGTACGCAACTTCTTCAAGACCTACGATGGTCCACCCTTGACGCTGCACATCCTGTCTCGTATGCGGGACGCCTTCTTGAAAGGTAACGTCAGTGCGAACAATCACGGACATGACGCCAACTCCTGACAATCAGGAGATCGTCTATAATTCGCTCGACACCATGCAGACGATGGCCCTCAAGGAAATCTATGACGGGGGCCTGCTGCCTGCGTGGGCCAAGACCACCCACGAATACAGCGAACTGATGCTGGGTCCGATCCTCACCATGATGCGGCGCGGCGTCCAGATAGATACGGTCAAGCGGGATGGTCTAGTTGCCGGTCTGCGTGCCCGTGCCAACAAGGTGCAGGCCAACTTCGACTATGTGTGCGAGGCGCTGTGGGGCACGACCGTCAACCACAACTCCACGCCCCAACTGATCTACCTGTTCTACACGCTGCTGGCTATTCCGGAACAAACCAAGTCCAAGAAGGGCGAGACCAAGGTCGGCACCGACCGGGAAATCCTTGAGCGGATTGCTGCCAACTATACGCGGGGTGCCTTCTTCGCCAACCACATCCTTCGCATCCGCGACCTTGAGAAGCAGGTCGAGTTCCTCTCGAAGAAGCTGTCGCCCAGCAATCGCTTCCACGCATCCTTCAATATTGCGGGCACCGAGACCTTCCGCCTCTCATCAAGTGAGCATCCCTTCCGGATCGGCAGCAACCTTCAGAACATACCGAAGGAAGCCCGCTCCTGCTTCACGGCTGACCCCGGCTATGTGATGTTCTACTCGGACCAGCAGGGTGCCGAGGCCCGCATCGTGGCCTACCTGTCAGGCGACGAGAACTACATCGCAGCGGTGGAGGGTGGCGACTCGCATACGATGGTGGCCTCAATGGTGTTCGGCTTCCCGCCTGACAGGGAGTTGGCGGAGCGCGAGTACTACCGGGGATACTCGTATCGGGACATCACGAAGAAGGGGGCGCACGGGTCCAACTACTATGGCAAGCCGTACACGCTGGCCCAGCAGATGAAGGTCGAGACTGCGGTGGCCGAGGCCTTCCAGAACCAGTACTTCAGGAGGTTCCCCGGCATCAGCGACTGGCATGTGTGGGTAGCCAAGCAGTTGCAGACCAAGGGCTACCTGATTACGCCGTTCGGTATCCGGAGGAACTTCTGGAACCGGAGGTGGGATGATGCGACTCTGCGGGAGGCGATTGCCTTCGTGC